AACCATGGCTAATGGATCCATTACCTCCTCCTATAAAAACGTTGGTTCAGTTTCCCTTCCCAGTCTAAACCAAGCAGAGATACAGGGAACGGTGTATTACCAATGATCTGCACAGCAAGGTTCTCATTGCGTTGGAAGATAGGGACAACGTGAGTAGAGCTTGCTTGCATGTTTACGTTGTTAAGATTGTACTGTTGTGGCATCGTAACCGTAACCGTGTTGGTGTAATCATTGATGCCTGTAATGCTTACTTTATAATCAACAGGACCACTAAGACCTGTCTTTACTTTCAGTCGATGGATAATCAAACTAGATACATCATCGTTGCTAATATTATTGTCACTTATACTATAGTTATAGAGAATAGGTAAATCAATGGTCATATCATACAGACAACCAATGATCAAATTTTTCCCCCTAAAATCTCCGTTGATGTCGGCATGTTGGCTACCTGCAGATCCTGCAACAGTAGGCGTTAGGACAGCACCAACAGACGCAGAAGATAAATTAGAGGAACCTCCAATGAAGTTACCCAATGCTACCACAGTAAACGTCCTACCGGTGACATTATCATACGGCAGGAACACACGAGTTTTATCTGTGCTAGAGTCGTAGGTGCGGTGTGGGTTGATACTAAAAAGATCCAAGCACACATCGGTTTTTTCACCAGTCGGTAGAGTCAAGAAACCTTGCTCATTAGACTGCGTTACATCAAACGATTGTACATATACATCTGTACCATTCTTGACTACTGCATACCAAGTGCTAGAATCAAAGAACTGTGTAAGCAGTGTGCCCGACAGTTCCCACCTATACCAAGAGTTAACTGCACGCTCTTCACGTGTACGGTTCAAGAACCGGTATTGGTAAATGTCAGCCTTACCAACTTCACCTAAAGAAACAATAGACAAAGCAGGGGACACTTTCAAACTATCAACACTTTGAGGGATTAGCTCTGGTACATAGTTTGTGATGTCTGACATTAAAGGTGGCGTGTCAGTTGAAATATCAGTCAACTCAAACACACGGGTGTAGAGAGGTGTTTTGCTGATAAAGGCTTGGGAAATACCTAATGACTGAGCGTTGATGTTTGGATCACACTCATACGAACTCATGGTATTCACCTTAGCTGTTTTAGGTGACAGAATATCTGAATCAGTACTCAACAAGAATTGTTCATTAGATGAGTACAAAACCAATCCAACACTGGTAGGTTGCACATAATGTAGGAATACTGACTTTTTACTAGCAACGGAAATGTCGATAGGATCATCATCAGTAGCAGTCTGTGCAGTAGTGTTCCAAAAATCAAAAAGATCTCCAGCTTTACTAAGTACAACGTTTTGACCAGACAAGAAACCCAACCTATTCCTGTAGAAAAACAGGTGGTCGATTTCAAAATCTACAAAGCTAGGAATAGGGTTAGTGTTGTTATCACCTACAGCCCTATCATCCCAGCTAATGGATTCAAAAGTAAAGGTACCATCAGCTTGACTAATCAAACGATGAGGCATGGTTTGCTCATCAAATTTGTATTTAATGCCAGGTGCTGTATCTTCAAACCATTGTCCACGACCAGTAGATGCACCATTGTCAGTTTCAAACCTAAGGTACATGTCATCAACGTCAATGTCAAGTGAATTGACAATTTTTAACACATATCCGTCTTTGCTTTCTAGTGGCAGCTGAGACGTGTTTGATGTGCTAGTGGTAATGACAAACATAGCTTCAGCACTAACACCTTCAGCAGAAACATGGATATTAAAGGAAGATGCTTTAGTGATGTATACTCCAGAACCAATGGCAATAGCAGTAAAACCAGCGTTGCCATCAATTGCAGTTGTTAGTCCTTGAGCAATATCATCGGGAGTTGCTTGAGAGCTGTGAGATGTATAGTCATAGTCCGTGCCGTCAAGGTTTATAATATACTTTGTGTTATTTGCAGTAATAGTGACAGTAACTTGAGCGCGAAACTCATCCAGACCAGTGGCGTGTGTCAGGTCAGCTTTAAGTGCAACAACCTTTTTTTTATTCAGAACAAACGTACTGTCGTTCAGGGTCAGTACTTCAATGTCATCTGCTGTAGCACCGTTAAGGTAGCCAGCAGGCGATGTGATAGCACAATTAGCCACTGCTGTATCATACTCAGATTGNGCTGTTGCTAACGCAGTGACAGCATTATCGTAGTTTGTTTTAGCAGTGTCGTATGCTGTTTGAGAGGCTGCCTTTGCAGGTGTGTTGGTAGCTGCAGTAGTCTTGTACACCGTAAACACACGGTAACCTTTACTGGCTAGCAGTAGGTTCTCATCTGTACGTTCTGTGCCAAGCGTGTAATTAGCTGGCATACTAGAAGTGTTGGATACAACAGTGCCTGCTTCTTTAACCAAATGAATGCCTGCACTGTTTAGCGCAACACCAGATACAAGAGTCTCTTCTACATCATCTGTATAAGTATATTGAGTTTCAAAAAACTCTTCCTCTGTGTCAGACTCAGCAGCGATGGCTTGTGACAGCGTAGCTCCTGCAGCTTGTAGCAATGCTAGCTTAGAAGCTACATCATCCTTTGCTGTTTTAAATGCATCAGATTTAGTTTTTACTGTGGTCGTGTTACATGTACCAGGGACACCAGCATCACTACCCATGTCTACCATTTTGGTATCACCGGTAGTCAAGTCCCAAACACGGAACACGTTGTCATCAAATTGTGCAATATACTTTTCGGTTTCGTCACGCAGAATCTCAAACCATTTACCAGACGCTGAAGCACCATGAAGTTTAGAAACAAACTTACCCCCAGGTCGCTTAAGCATACCCAAAGCAAAGTCAGGGAATGCATTGACTGCATCTTTTACCTGACCTGGCCTTTTACGATTGTCTGGTTGTTGAGATATACCTGATAGAAAATTTGGAATCGACTGGGAGAGTGTGCTCATTGCCTAAATAGTGCTCGATATGGTTGATAGCTGGTGTAGTAGTTGCGTCCGTCAGGATGGCCGAACATCGAATAGTCACCTTGTTGACATTCGTTTTCAATAAGAGCAGCTCGGGTCATGGCTTCCTGCTCTTGTAACAAAGCATTGAGTTCCCTATCTCCTACCATTTTGGTGGCACACATACGAGCAGCTTTAGCAGTAATATAAGCTTGGGCTGAGGGAGGCAGGTCAGGAAAGTCAAAGTTCCACACAACGTCTACAACAATATCTTCATCAAAGACATTTGTGTGGTGATACAAACAATAGACAAAACCGTTACGCCGTACAAGGTTATACTTGTCTTGGTGTTTTTCATAATTAGAATCAATTGACAACATAGTTGCTGGATAACTGATCCTATTGGTAACAGCATCACGGCTTATTTCATAGCCGCGTTCAGTATTAAAAGTCCAACCTTCAAGCTGCACTTGTTTACTGACTTCACGGATTGTGTTAAGTGCAATGGAGACTTCAGGGTTCTGCAGGTTGAGGGTGGTGACAGGAGCCTGTCCCACACTGCTAAGTATTTGATTTACAGCATCCAGTTCGGTGGACACAGCATATGTAGGAAAGGTCATATCGTACCGATAAAAAAAAGGGACCCGAAGGTCCCCGTGTATAAAAATCAGAATGCGGCAGGCGCAGTGGCAGTACCAGCAAACAGCTCGACAGCACAAGCGGGGTTCAAAGCACCCACACCCATGGCCAAGCGGCCCAGGATCACGTCGCCCTGGTAGATGACAGAAACATCCCCGGAGGTGACTTGCACCTGAGGAGCGATAGCTTCCACAACACCAGCAGCTTCTTTCTGGAAGATCAGACCGCAGCTGTTAGCAAATTCGGTCTCTTCACCATACTCGTTTTGGATGCCGGTAACGTCGTTAGCAGCGTCCTCAAGAGCAGGAGAAACGAAAGAACCAGTGTTACCGGGATCGGTAACGCCAGGGTTGGTCGCAGAACCAGTACCGAACTTCGTGCCATACTGGCTGAAGAACGGGATGTTCATAGACTTGTAGATCTTGATACCGGCAATCTCAACGATGCCGTTACCACGCTGGCGAGAAGTGCCTTGCTCGTCACGGTTCACCAAACCATTGTCACCAACCTGTTGGATCAGTGCATAGTACTGGCGGGGGTTGAGAACACCCACACGTCCCTCAGAGCTGACTCCTTTTTCGTCCATTGCAGCGGCTGCATCATAGAATGCAGTAATCAGTGCAGTAGCAGAATAAGCATCAGAAGCATTGGTAGTAGTACCAACACGGATCTGAGTACCACCAGGCTCAACAAAG